TCGATCCGCGCGCGAGTTGGCGCTGGTCCCGCCGTGAGGACCGCATTCTCGCCGTGCGCCGGTATCGCGGCGACAGAGCCAAGGACATCGCGCGTGATCTAGGCCGCTCCCCGTCCAGCGTTCACGACCGTTTCCAGTTGCTTCAGCGCAAGCTGGAAGACGCGCACGGCGACATTCTCGCAAAGCACCGCGCCGAAGAACTGGAGCTGCTCGACAAGCTGTTGGCCGAAGCTGGGCAGCCGGAAATGCTGGGGAGCGAGCGCCGATGATGCAGTGGTTCCGCCTCTACAGCCGCATCATCGATGATGACAAGCTGCGGCTCCTTGCCTTCGAGGATCGCTGGCACTTTGTCGCGCTTTGCTGCCTGAAATCGGAAGGGTTGCTTGACGAGGAAGTGAGCGACCTTCGCACCAGGCGCATCGCCGTAAAGCTCGGCGTTCAGGTGCGCGAGCTGGACGAAATCAGCCGCCGATTGCGCGAGGTCGGGCTGGTCGATGATGCGCTTTCGCCACTGAATTGGAATGACCTTCAATTCAAGAGCGACAATAGCACAGAGCGCGCGAGGGAGTGGAGAAAAAGGCAGCAAAAACAACGCGGAAACGATGTGCAACGTTGCAGCAACGTTTCTGAAACGCCCCAAGAGACAGATACAGAAACAGAATTAGAATCTCCTAACGGAGATAGCGCATCTGGCGATGCGCCCGCGCTCAAGCCGGAACACGTTTTCGAGTTTTACCGAGAGCTTGCCGAGCAAATTGGCAGGCCCGTTCCTCGTGACTTCACCCCGGAGCGGCGGCAACTGACCCGCGCTCGGATTGCCCAATACTCGCTTTCCGATTTCCAGACCGTGTTTGCGAAGTGCCGCGATAGCCCGTTCCTCAGAGGGGACAAGGGCCGGACGCCGCTGACGTTCGACTGGCTGATGAAGAAGGGCAATTTCCAGAAGGTTTTGGAGGGCAACTATGACAGCTAATCCGCTGAAAATGATCGAGACAACGCCGCGGCCCGGAAAGCGGACAGCCCAGGAATGGTGCGACGAAGGCAATGCTCGGCTAGCGGGCCTGATTCCTTACACCTGCAAAAAATATGCGGGTGAATTTCACGTCCGCGACGACGTTCACTGGTTCATCGAGAACGGACGCCCGACGATTGGCTGGCGGCGGTGACGTACCAAGCCTTCATCCTCGCCATGATGGGCACACCGGACGGCAAGCTCCGCAAGGCCGATCCTGCAAAGCTGGCGAGCAAATATTCGGTTCCGCTCGATTGGGCGAAGATGAGCCTGAAGCATTGGTTGGGGAGAGTGTGATGAGGCTGCATACACAGTTGGAAGCCTATCAGGATTGCGTGAACTTCTACCTTGCCGACGAACGCGGTGAGAAGAGGTTTCTCGGCCAGCCCGTCGTCATGGCGGAGCAGGAACCCAACATCTACGTCGAGCCGACGTTTCGCCTGTCCAGCGGCGAAGCTCAGGAGCTTTTCGAGCGGCTTTGGTCGCAAGGCTTCCGGTCGGTTCACGACAAGGGTGGAGCGAAGGAGCTGGACGCGGCCCGCAAGGAACACATCGCCGATCTGCGGAAGGCAGCGAAGCTAGCGTAACACATCCAGGGGTGGGGAAAGAGCAATGGCGGGCGGAAGATCGGCAACGCGGTGGCGGGACGAGATTATCGTCAAGCTCATCGAGACGATTGGCCGCGAGCGCGAGCTGACTGCCGACGAGAGTCTGATGCTGGACCGCACCGCGCACAGGCTCAAGCCCAAGCGCACCGTCTGGCGGTGGTCGGAAGCAGAAGACAGGGCGATACGCGACCTGATCAACCGCCGCCCGATCCGGCTTCGCTACGTCCGGTATGCAAAGCCATTCGAGCGCAATGACGAGGTTCGGGCGCTGGCGAAAAAGCTGAAGCGCAGCGAGTGGGCGATCTACCGGAGGATGGAGCGTCTGCGGAAGCGTGACAAGTGTTCAAACGCGAACGGTGAGCGGAAGGGATAGGGTTGGCCATCATGTGCACGATCACGGACCATGCGCTGCTTCGCTACCTTGAGCGGGTGTGGGGCATCGACGTTCCTGGCGCGCGGGCTGAAATGCTGACGGCATCGGGTGCGGTCGATCTGGCGGCTGACTTCGGCTGCGATACGGTGAAGCTTGGTAACGGCGGACGGCTAAGGCTGGCAGGACAGACTGTCGTGACCGTGCTTCCGAAGCGGGGGCGGTAATGGCAAAGGTGGGACGGCCATCAACCTACAGCGACGAGATCGCGGACGAGATTTGCGAGCGCCTTGCCGAAGGAGAGAGCCTGCGTTCCATATGCAGCGGCGACGGTATGCCGAGGAAGGCAACCGTGTTCCGATGGCTTGCCGACGAGCGTCTTAGTGTGTTCCGTGACCAATACACGCGCGCAAGGGAAGAACAGGCCGAAACTCTGGCCGACGAGATCGTTGAGATTGCGGACGGAGACGGCGACAAAGAAAGCGACAACACGCAGCGGGACAGGCTTCGCGTAGAGGCCCGCAAGTGGGTCGCATCGAAACTGAAGCCGAAACGCTATGGCGACAAGGCGCTGATCGGTTCCGATCCAGAAAACCCGCTTCCTCCCGGCTTCGTGGTGAACCTGAAGAGTCCGGATGCGTGAAGTTGATCTGCCGAGTTACGCCAGCGACCTGTGGCAGCCGTTCCGTCATCTGGCGTGGCACGGCGGACGTGGCGGGGGTAAATCCCGCACGGTAGCGACGGGGCTGGTCCTGCAAGCCTGCGAGCGGCATGAACGGGTGTTGTGCGGGCGCGAGTTTCAGAAGAGCATCCGCGATTCATCGAAACGTCTTATCGACGACGAGATCGATCGGCTTGGCCTGAGAAGCGCATTCCAGAGCACGGAGACGGAAATCCGAGGGCCGCATGACAGCCTGTTCCTGTTCAGCGGCGTCAGGGGCAACGCATCGGGTCTGAAGTCGATGGAGGGCCTGACGACGTTCTGGGGCGACGAGGCGCAGGCGTTTTCGCAGGCCAGCATCGACACGATAATCCCGACGATCCGCAGGGAGGGGTCGCGGCTGATCTGGACATGGAACCCGGACCTTCCGACCGACCCTGTGGACGCGATGTTTCGGGGCAATCATCTGGAAGACGAGAAGCGGGAACAATTCGCGCCGCCGCCGCAAAGCATCGTCAGGGAAATCAACTACGGGGCGAACAGGTGGTTTCCTGACGTGCTGCGAACGGAAATGGAGTTCGTCCGCTCGCGCGACATCGACAAATATAATCACATTTGGCTTGGACAATATCGCGCCAACAGCGAGGCGCGAGTGTTCAAGAACTGGAAGGTTGACGAGTTCGAAAGCCCGCCGGGTGCCGAGTATCGGCTTGGCGCGGACTTCGGCTATTCCATCGATCCGTCATGCGCGCTCAGGTGCTGGCTGGATGGACGACAGCTGTTCGTCGATTACGAAGCATGGGGCTTGCAGGTAGAGATCGTGAACCTGCCAGCGCTGTTCATGACGATCCCCGACGCGGAGAAGTTCTGGATGACTGCGGACTCGTCCCGCCCGGAGACTATCAGCCATCTTCGCAACAACGGCTTCCCGCGCATTGCCCCGGCATTGAAGGGCGCTCGCTCTGTCGAAGAGGGAATCGAGTTCCTGAAGAGCTACGACCTGATCGTCCACCCGCGTTGCCGCCGCCTGATCGACGAGCTTACGCACTACAGCTACAAGGTTGACAGCCTCACGGGCCAGGTGACAGCGGTGCTGGCGGACAAGGACAATCACCTGATCGACGCGCTGCGCTATGCGGTGGAAGGCGCGCGCCGTGCCATTGGTGCGAAGCCAACCGAGGATTGGACCGTCACAATCCCGTCGCTGTCGAGCGCGTTCAACCGATAACTGTTCAAACGCTTGCGCCTGAGCGCGCCGCTATCATCGCCGCCATGGCCGAAGACACGGACGACGCACCCGCCACGAAAGACGATGCGAAACGCCTTGAGGCGGTCCATGCGCGCGCCCTGAAGCGCTTCGATGCGTGCGCCGTCCCGCAGGCTGAAATCCGCGCACATTCGCTCATGTGCCGCCGCTTCATCTCCATTCCCGGCGCGATGTGGGAAGGACCGTGGGGCGACCAGTTCGCCAATTCGATCAGGGTGGAGATCGATAAGCTCAGCAAGGGCGTCGATAAGATCGTGCAGGATTACCGGGCGAACCGCATCGTTCCGGACTTTCGCCCCGCTGGCGGCAACAGCGATACCGATACCGCCGATACGTTGGACGGAATCCACCGCGCCGACGCCTACCATTTCAAGTCGCAGCAGGCTTGGGATAACGCCTTCGAGGAGGCTGTCGCTGGCGGCTTTGGGGCCTATCGCCTCTGCAACGACTACGCCGACCCCTACGACAAGGATTCGGACGAGCAGCGCGTCAATCCCGGCCTGATCATCGTCGATGCTGACCAGAGGGTTTATTTCGACCCCAATTCGAAGCTCTACGACAAGTCCGATTCCCGCTATGGCTTTGTTCTCACCGCCGATGCCAAAGATGCGTTCGAGGAAGATTATCCCGGCAAGGCGGTCGATTGGCCGGAAGACAGGCTAACGACCATCTTCGAATGGTTCACGCCGGACGTTGTGGTGAAGGCGGAATATTATGAGGTCGAAGAGAAAGACGACGATCTCCTGATCTTCACGCAAACTCTTTCCGGCGAGCAGCAGCGGTGGTGGGCGGATGAGGTCGAGGA